CATTCGGGCAGAGGCAAAAGAGTTGCGAAAATTAAAGCAAGAACTTAAAAAGGACAAAGAATGAATCCGTGGTTTTTAGCCGGCGCGATGGCAATGGTCATCAGTTCGTACTTTTACGGGCATCACCAGGCTTACGTAGAGCAAGTTGCCGAGGTGCAGCGTTTACAACTCATTGAACAGCAAAAAGAAACCGAAATGCAACAGGCTGCACAGTCGCAGGCTGACCAACTCAGAAAGGCAAACCAAAATGCTCAGGCTCAAATTACTCATCTCCGCAGCGACATTGCTTCTGGCGAGTTGCGGCTTTCAATCGCCACCCGCAGCGTACAAAGCAGCGAAAATGCCGGAACTGCCCCCGGAAATTCAGAAACAAGAGCCGAACTTGACCCAGAGGCTGCTCAATCTCTTGTCACCATCGCGGGGGACGGCGACAATGCCATCAGAAAACTTAACGCCTGTGTCGATCTATACAACCAAGTGAGGAGTAAGCAATGAAGATCAACTTGAAAGCAATCGTTACCCTGATTGCTACTTTCTCCCTTATGGGAGTCATCATCAGCATGATTTGGATGTTTGTCCAAGCCGTGCTTGACCCCACCGTGGACGATAAAGTGGTGTTCGACATTGTTGGACCTGCCTTCCAATCCATCTGCGGTGGATTCCTTGGCCTAATTACAGGCATTCATATTGGAGAAAAGAAAAATGACGATGTTGAGTGAACACTTTACATTAGATGAGGCAACGTACAGCGAGACAGCCATACGTTTGCACATTGATAATCAACCTGACGAAAAACAGTTAGCCAACATGAAGACGGCTGCTGAACAACTGGAGAAAGTCCGTGCTGTTACTGGCCCTTTGCGTGTTAATTCTTGGTTGCGTTTGCCTGACGTTAATGTTGCAGTTGGAGGTTCTAAAGTCTCTAGCCACATGGATGGATGGGCTATTGATTGTTCTTCTACTTCTCATACTCCTTATGAACTCTGCCAATTGGTAATCAACGCAGGTATTGAGTTTGACCAGATGATTCATGAATATGGTCGCTGGATGCACATCTCGTTTGCGCCTGAAATGCGTAATCAAGAATTGACCATTTACAAGCCAGAGGGCAAATACAAGCCTGGTATCTTGACAGAAGCCGAGTATCACGCCCATGCCTAGAAAGAAACGCCCTAACCTTTCTGTTGGTCGAGGAGAAAAACAGTCCGTTAGGGCGGGGGGTGGGCTTACCGCAAAAGGCCGCAAGAAGTACAACCGTGCAACTGGCAGCAATTTGAAAGCCCCCCAAAAATCTGGACCACGACACAAATCGTTTTGCGCCAGAAGCAAGAGTTGGACAGGGGAGAGGGGCAAGGCAGCACGTAAACGCTGGGGGTGCAGATAATGGCTGGTGTACAAGAGCAAAAGAAGGACTACAAAGTCGCCAAAGACTTTGATGGCGTAAACACGAAAGCCAACCGCACCTCGATCAAAGAGACCGAGTTTTCGTGGCTGGAAAATGTCATGCCCATCGGTCACGGCAACATGCGTACTGTGCCTGCGCCCACCGCCGTGGGTACGATCACGTTTGGCGCAACTGTCGTGTACGCTGTGTACGGCAACCTTGGCACATCCAATTACTACATTGCTTTCTTGTCAGACGGCAGCGCCACCGCTGTCAACACCGGTACAAATGCCACAACAACCGTGGCCTCTGCCGGCACGTTTTCTACGTCTGGTGTCCAAGCCTGCCAATGGAACAACACCCAGATTTGTATCATTGACCCGACCAACGGATATTTCCAATGGAACGGCACAACGCTCATCAAGATTGGCTCGTTGTCGTTTAGCCTTGGCCTTGTCAACTACCCAACACAAACGTCACTCACTTTGTCTGGCGTTGCCATCACCGGTACTGCCGGTCAATTCTCTTGCACCGCCGTCACCGCTGGTACTTTGATTACCGGCATGGCAGTCACCATCACGGGCGTATTTAGCGGCACAGGCTCAATCAGCGGGTACAGCAACCCCACCTCGTATTACATCATTGCAACCAACGGAACAAGCACTTTTACGTTGTCTGCAACGCTTGGCGGTACTGCCATCACAACCACAGCCGGTACGCCCACAGGATTGACTTACACCTTGACAGGCGCTGGCTACGCTGGCTCTGTGACAGCAACAGTCGCCGCGCCAGCCGCAGGCGGCACAACCGCTGTAATTTCGGTGGCAACCAACGGTTACGTCATCACGAGTGTGAGCGCTTACGGCACAGGTTTGACCACAGGTAGCAACTACCTCACAACTCCAGCCGTGACAATTACAGGTTCAGGGGTAGGGCAAACCATTACCGCCACGGTCATCAGTCAGCCCGGCACAGCAATTGCTTCGTTCTCAGGCAGGATTTGGGTTGCCAACGGCAGGACGCTGTACTACACCGCAGCCGGCACAAACAACGATTTTTACAGCCCTTCTGCTGGCAACATTGTGTTCAATGACGAGACTTTGATTGGCAACATCACTCAGTTAGTGAGCGCTAACAACTTCTTGTATGTGTTTGGCGTGGACAGTATCACGGTCATCTCAGACGTTCGCATTAACAGCAACACCGGCACAACGCTGTACACCAACACCAACATCAGCGCCAGCGTGGGTTCTGACCAGCCTTACGCTGTGATGCCGTACTTCCGCTCCATTGTGTTTATGAATCGCTACGGCATGTACGCCTTGGTGGGTTCGACCACATCCAAAATTAGCGATGCGCTGGACGGATTGTTTCCTTACATCGACTTTACAAAACCTGTAAGCGCAGGCCAAGTCTTGATTTATAACATTTTGTGCGCGTGTTTTTCGTTTTATTACACCGGCACATCTGGTACGCAGGGTGCGGCTCAGTACATCCAAGCCGTGTTCTTTGACAAAAAATGGTTCTTTACGTATCAAGGCGCGGTCAAGTATGTTGTGTCAATCCCCGTCAATGGGCAGGCCACGCTGTACTCAACCACCGGCACAGACTTGCAAGTCATGTACCAAAGTTCGTCTGCTTCAATTGCAACCAAGACGCAAAGCGCTTTGTACAGCATGGGCAACGTCATCCGTGACAAGCAAGCCCTGAAGTGGGGTGTCGAGGCCATCTTGCAGGCCAACACCGGCAACAATTTGACCGTGGTGACAGACAGCGAATCAGCGTCTTCACCATCAACCACCGTCAACAACTTTACTTTGGTGTCGTGGATAAACAACAGCGCAATCACCGTGCCGTGGGTCAACAACAGCATTGCAACCGTGACATGGGGCAACCCGATCATTGGGTACAACTTGTATCGCTATGACGCTGAGATGTGGGGCAAGTACATTGGCCTGACAATCACCAGCAACAACCCAAATTACATCATTTCAGGGATGCAATTTGAGGCAGCACAGAGAGCGAAGTTCTAATATGAACATGGATGCCTTGTCAATGGTCAAACATGGGGATGTAGACAGCCTCAAAGCGTTCATTTTTGAAAATGGAACGCAGCACAAGACCTTTGCCGAGGCTTTGATGGACTTAGGCACGGTAATACCCCGTTTTCCGCTCTTAGATGCCAATCCAAACGACCTAGAAGACTGGCTTTTGGCGCACCAAGTGGAGCATCAAAGCATGTCAGCAGCCCTAAATTTGAGCAATCCAATCAACCTTTTGGACACAAATTGGAACGATGAAGCCTCGTTTTATGATTGGTTAAGCACTCATCTTTTCTTGCATGAGCAAATAAAATCGGCACTTGGGATTTAATATGGAAAATCAAATGACTCCCCCCCCACCAAAAAATTTGCAAAATCCGCAACAGCCTGCTGCTGGGCGTATGAGCGAAAAAGACATTATTTCCAAGAATGCTGCGGGTAAGACCGACCCTGAAAAACTCTATGCCAGCCTTGTTCATGCGGTAGAAACCAACCCAAATTTCAGGATTATGAGAGCCAACAACACTTTGTTTGCATATTTCAACAAAGGTAATGGCGGCGCAGAAGTAACAATGGAAACCGCCGATGACCCACGCAAAGTTGTTGACAGCATCAAACAATTTTGTCAAGCAATGAAAAAAGCCAATTTCAAAACGCTTCAGTTTGAGATTGAAAATCCTGACATTGTTCGGGCAGTAAAGATGGCTGGGTTTGAGCCAAAACTCAGCGGTGTTGCTGGGCAAAAAATGACCGGAATTGTGGAGATTTGATATGACAGCAATAGTTCATGCATTATCAAGCGCAGCATCTTCCGTTGGAAACACTCTGCAACAAGCAGGCGATGCAATTGGAAATACTGTGCAACAAATTGCCAAAAATCCTTTGCCAGTGATTGAAACCATCGGGTTGATTTCCGTTGGTGTTGACCCTTCAACTGCTGGTGCTTTGGTAAACGCCGCAAACGGTGGCAGTACAAAACAAATTGCTGCCGCTTATGTTGGCAGCGAATTGGCAAATGACGCAGTTGGACCGGGTGACGGCGTTACAAATGCGGCAGAACGTGGCGCTGTTGCAGGCGGCACAAGCGCTGCTTTGACAGGCAAAAACATCGTTCAAGGTGCGCTTGGTGGCGCTGGCACGGCTGCCATTTCTACTGGTTTGCAAGAAGGATACAAAGCCACATTGCCAAACGAGACTGATTACAGTTTGACCTCGCCTACGCAAGCGCCCGGTACTGGCATCAATGCCGCAAAAGCAGGCAACCCATTTACCGACCAATACAGCCCAACAATTTATGAAGACGGTTTTGGAGGCGTGAAAGCAAATGCAAACACAGACGCAACCAGCTACGACATTGCAGCACCCGGAGACACAACTTCAGGTGTGCAAGC